TCATAATCGTACCCGTTGTGATAATTCCCCGTTTTTTAGGTAACACCTCCATATCTTTTTTATGTTGATTGTCCATATTATTATTTATGTTTTTACTCTCATAAATAATAATATGAGTGTATGGCGAGACAAATATAAGACTTTGGAAGATTATTATGCTAATGAATTTAATCAGCAATACAGCGTTCTTGATCCAGAGACATTAAATGTAATTAAAGCAGAAGAAAAATTCCCTTATTACACTTTATCTGCTGATGAATTGACTATTGATCCAGATGAATCAGATGCAGAAATTGAAGCATATGGACGTAATCCAACAAAACAAAGAGAAGAAATTATAAAGTGTATTAATAATTTCCCTTACTTTTGTCACAAATATATTAAAATTATGCATCCTATTCGGGGTCTTCTGCCCTTTGTTTTATACAATTATCAGAGGCGGGTTATTGATGAATACGACAGACACAGATTTACTATAATTTCTAAATTCCGGCAGGGTGGATTAACGACTACCACGGCTATTTGGGCTTTATGGCGATGCATGTTTAAAAAAGATCAAACCATGATGGTAATGTCAAAGACCGACCGTGAAGCTATGACGGGTGCTGGTATGGTAGCCAGAGCCATCCAATGGTTGCCAACCTGGTTGCAACCCGAGATGGGGAAAAATAATGACCACGTTAAAGAATTCTTAATTACCAGTAGTCGTATTGACTTTCAAGGTCCAGAAGCAGCCCGAACCCGTGCTTTAACTTATATGATTTTGGATGAAGCCGCCTTTATTGATGGGATGGAAGAACATTGGAAAGCTATGTATCCCACCTTAAGTACAGGTGGTAATTGTATTGCAATTAGTACGGTTAATGGTTTAGGTAATTGGTATGAAGAAATTTATCATAATGCTCAAGTTAAGAAAAATAAATTTCATGTTATTGATTTAGACTTCTGGGAACACCCGGATTATAATGATCCTGACTGGGTTGCCGATCAACGAGCACAACTTGGAGAAAAAGGTTGGCAACAGGAAGTTATGCGATCATTTCTGGGTTCGGGCGAAACTTATATTCCAGGTCATATCATTGCAGATATAGATGCAAATATTAGGACAAAAGATGGTCCTCTACGTATTTTATTTCCCAAATGGTGTAACGATCATGAAGAATATGCAGAAGAAGAAGGCGCATTATGGGTCTGGAAAGAACCTGTAGATGGTCATGAATATACGCTAGCTGCGGATTGTGCAGATGGCGTTGGAGAAGGGGGCGATAGCAGCGCATTTTCAATAATTGATGATTCCACCCTCGAACAAGTGGCAGAGTTCTATAGCAATAAAATTCCGCCTCATGAATTTTCTCAAATAATAAATCAAACTGGGATATTTTACAATACAGCAAAGGTAGTTGTTGAAAATATGGCATCTTCAGGAGGCGCAGTAATTAGCGCCCTTCAAAATACTTTGATGTATGAAAATTTATATTATGATGCTGCTAAAAGACAACAGGCAGGCATAAAAACTACAATTGCAGTACGACCAATGGTTATGCAAGCACTTCAAAGTAGAATTTTACAAAAAAGTGTAATTATTAATAGTCCAAGATTAATTCATGAATTAAAAACATTTATTTACAATACTTCTAGAAATAAACCAGAAGCTCAGAGAGGGAAACATGACGATGCAATTATGGCTTTGGCGATTGCTATTTACATTCGGGATCAGTCAATGCGAGACATTCCCGTTGGAGCAGACATCCCAAAGGAATTAATGGATGTATTTAAATCAGAAGTTTATGAGGAAATTAAACAAGAATTAAAAAATGGGGCTCCTGAAGATTTTATTGAAGATGATGATGATATTTTTTCTATCTATCAAGGAGAGGTTACACCCGGCGTCATTTTTAATGTTAAACGTAAGAATGCTCGTCTGTTAGAAGAATTTGGATGGGCAATTTTGCCCCTTTTCCCCTTATTTTTTAACTTTTTTTGATTGTTTCATCGCAGTTGGCACTATGTAATATAAACAGGCGAGACAATGGGCAATACTTCAAAAGCAAAATTACATTTAGTAGAAGCGATCAGAAATCTTCCAGATGATTTTGCGCTTTCATCAGCTAGATTTCATTTAAACACAGCTTTCCGGGAAATAACCAAATTAGAAAAAAAAAGAACAAAAAGAGAATCTATGCAAATAAATTCTGTTCCTGGTATTGCGAGAGTGACAAATGCTCCAATGCAACAATCACCTGTGGCAAAACAATGGTCACCTGAACAACTTGCTAATGCTCTCGATATTATTGATAGTATGATTGAAGAAGAACAAAAGAAACTTAAACCAAAAAATAATGACAAATCAACTGAAATTGATACGCTGTTAGGTTAATCTTAAATTAAATTTTTTCAAATACAAAAAGTGTCGCTCATATGCTTCTTGTGCTTTTTCTGCAATTTTATATTTTACCACATCTGTCGCTTCAGGTCCAACATTGATTTTTTTGATAGGTTCTTTGAGATTTAAATATTCTTCTATTAGTGGAAATCCTCGACCTGAAACCATGTCCTCCCAAGTTAAAAGGGGGGCACCGGGAGTTCGTTTGGCCATTTCGCAAATTCGTCTTAATCTATATCGATAATAATTATCTGCTGCATATTGAGAATACCCTTTGGCTATTATTTTATTTAAAGATGGTTTAGCCTCTCGGATTAAATACACAAATTTACAGATTTTATACAGATTTTTAGCAGCAAATTTAAAATTATATAAGAGTTCATCCATATAAATTGCTGCTGTATTTCTCAATTTATGTTCATAGGCAGTTAAATGTTGCAAAGTATCTGTATTGTAATATGGTCGATCTGTCCTAAAACCCTGAATTCTAGAATTTTTATTCAGTGCATCAAATAAAGCATTAGAGGAAGCCCCTAAATGACTAACTAACAAAAGAACTGTTTTCATATATATAGATAAGTAATATGTCGGAATCAAAATTAGAATTTTCAGAATTTTTTGCCATTCAACAAGCAGAAGTAATACTTCTTGATTTGGAAGAATATCTATGCGAAAGTCGAAAATTATATAGAGGCATCCAACCCAAAGGCGATCAAACCAAGTTTATTGATCCAATCACACGACGAAACTGGCGAATGAGCGACAATATTCGGTTATTAAAACACATTGTTGCCAGTGAAAAAAGAAAAGGCGTTCCAGAAAGAGATATTTGGGTTGCTTTTACAGAAGTGGATAAATTGGGAGTTAATGTAAACGCAGACAATGGTTGCACGCCTTTAGGAATTTATGCTTATCCAATTTCTTCTATTATTGATGAGTCTGCAAAAGGAGATTTCAAAAATCGCCCATTTATGCAAGTTTTTAAAATTAGAAGGACATATTCTAAATCCCGAAGTAGAAAACCTGCAATTTATTCTACTTCTGCGAAAGATGCAGTAGTAAAGAAACGAGAAAGACGAAGACCAAGTAATGGTTATTATAGTGGTAGTCGTATATATGATTTTCAAACACTTCGCAGAAATGTTACTGATGTTAAAAATAAATTGTCTAAAATACCTAATTTTAATGATGCATTAAGAGAAGAGCGCAAGAAAATTATTGCATGGGCACATCAATATTTAGGCATTCCACAATTATCCGCTGAATCCGTGGATATTAAAACATCATTACATAAGGAAGATCTTTTAAAACACTTAGAAGATCAATTAAAAAAACTAATAGTTAGAATGACAGATAGATTTGGATCGTCTTATATTGATCCGGTTCAAGGCATTCTAAAAGTACAAGAAGATAGAAAAATGGCCTTAGATTTTTTGCAAGGCATGGAAAATAATGATGATTTTGATGATAAAAAAAAGGATGCAAAATTTTTGATATCATCCCTCAGAGATTTTATTGAAAAGATAGATGTTGATGGTAATTATGATAATTGGAATGATTGGGATAAAAAGTATACAGATCCAGATTTTGATAATTTAACAGTTAAATATTCTCAAAAGTATCTTAAATTAAATCCAAATGTTCCTAAATCTATCTCTATACAAAATGTATTTGATGATAAAGATAATCAACATGCTCTTAATTATTTTAGTGACAATCAATCGGGTGGCACAATATTACAAAAATGGGAAAAATTTCTTGCATTAAAAAAGGAACAAAAAAAAACAGGACAAACTTTACAAGATATTATTCAATCAAAAGAGTGGGCAAACATAGCAACTCTCGTATTACGCCGCCTCAATAAATTTGTAAGTAATTATAAACGAACTTTAATTGATCCCATAATAAACACATTACAATTTCCTTTCCATCAAAGAATAAAGAAATATGCTGAAATTAATCATTTAAGTTGGTTTACTGCGTTGTATGGCACGCTCTGGAACCACAATCCAGATAGAGTTAAAAATGGAGCGGGATTCATTTTGTGGATGGCAAATAATCTAGCAATAGAAAGAAGAGACAAAAAAAAGTACGGCACCATACGAAAGTCTAGCAAATCACATCCAATATTGGGCTTAGGACTCGCCCAAGCGAAGCAGATGGGAAAGGAATTAAAACTAAATAAAAAAATAGAAAAAGGCAAAACAGTTGATATTGAGAGTGGGAAATATGCGGGGAAAACGGGAGAGGTTCTTGCAGTTAAAACTAAGGACGGAAAAACCGAAGCAGAAGTTAAAATATCTACCGGAGTGGGCGACGAGCATATTTTAATTCCAACAGAAAATTTAACAGTAACAGATAGTAGCATTAAAAGCGCCATGATGTCGGGAGGGAAGGATGCCAAACAGTGGCAGGAATGGACAGCAGTTTTAAGAGGGTTGGGAATTGATGGTTTTACAGACCGTGAGGGTTGGAGTGTCATACACTCAGGCGAACCCAAACAAGGTGTATTTTTCGATTCAGGATCTTTAATTCCAATTGCAAAGGTTGATAATCGATCCCATCTTGATCCAAGAGACGTACATGGTCGCCCCAAAATTTCATACTATAACTTAATGACACAATTTAAAAAGAAGCGTGGTATTGATTTTGATGAAGATATACCTTACGAGAAAGAAAAAGAATGGAATGATTTTTTAAAAAGCAAATTTAAAAAAATTAAGGGAATTCCAGATGATGCTCCTATTCCCGGCGAGCATGCTTACGCATGGGAAAATTTTAAAAGTGGCATGACTCCATACACAACGAATTATAATCAAAATAGAGGAAGGTTTGATTATGTACGCGAGAAGGAAAAACAGCGAGTAGGCCGTACTATTAATTACCGTACAGATGCAGGCTCTTTAGAAAGAACATTTATCGGCATACGTCAAGCAATTGAAGATGTAAGCAACGAAATAGAAAACAAAATTAATAAAGCTTATAGTTCATACCATGATGATAATTGGCAAAAACTCAATGTTGGGACAAGCTATTTAATTAAAATCATTCAAACATTTAATAGACTTTCACAAACTTTCGAGCAAAAAGTCATTAAGGGTTCTATAAAACCTGAAGGAATATATGTAATTACCAACCATATTACTGACACGCGAAATAAATTAAATCAAATTAAATCGCAATTTGAATCACTCATAAGAGAACCAAAATATCAAGCTTGGCTACATGGTCCTTGGAGGGCATTTAGAAATAAAATAGATGTGGTGCGAAATTTAATTCAGCAAGTTTGGGTGGGGAATGGTGGAAAATTAGTTAATGTTCCTCGGTATTCAAGCAAAGAAAAGCCTTTGACAAGCCCCAAAGACTTGCAAAAATTAGACATCTTATATCCTTATCACAAAGAGGTTTCACACTTACCAGACAAAATAAAATGGACACACGTTAGGGATCTTGCTTTGTCGCAAATAGAACGTTATGGAAAGGATGCGTGGTATGCTTTGGTTAAACACCAAGCAGCAAGAGGTTTAATTGGTACACAAAGTGAAATAAATGATCAAATTCATCGTTGGGATTGGTTTTGGAATGACGAAAATCTTGAAAAAATGGATATTTATAATCGCAATTACCCTATTGATCGTGTAAACAAAGCCCAGATGCTTACAATGGCAAAAACAGAAACAGGATTGATAAATTTAGCTCGATATCAATTAGAGAAAAATATTATAAATCAAAATGATTATAAAAAAGTTATAGAAAAATGGTTGCCTGTAATTAAAACCAGAGAAGTATTTGAAAATGATCCCACATTTAAACAAATTCCTGCTGAAGCAACGAATCATGAAACTCCCGCTGAATTAAATAAAATAGAAATATTAGAATTAGGAAAAATAAAATATGAAAAATTAATTGATTATTTTTTAGCAACAAAATCTATAAATGAAAAACAAGCCGCATCATATAAAAAGACATGGGCGAAAATATGGAATATGGATCTAAATGGAATAGATTTAAAATTAGCTAAAAAGAATGGATATTCCATAGAGCAATTAGCAACAATGCCCTATGAAGCATTAATGAAAATGGGAATTAATAATGTAAATAAATTAAAACGCTTGGCAGATGTATTACTAGCAACACAAGTAATATCTCAGTCTCAGTACAATGAAATTTTAGGCAAATTTCACCTAATATTTAAATATGGCGTGCCAGAAAATTCAGAAATAGAATCAAAAGTTCCATATGATGTATATGATTATCGGTTAAATTCCCAAAAACTGATAAGAGAACTTGAGTTGAAAAATAAACCAGAGAATAAAGAATTAGCCATTAAAACAGTTATATGGATGCTTGCAAACAATAAAACCACCTATCTTACTGCAACGGCAGCATTGGCATCAATAGAAAAAGAAGTTAAATTATCAGATAAAACGTTGCCTAAAGAGCTTAGTAAATACAAAATGCCAAAAGAAATAGATAATGATTATGGAACCGATTATATTTTAACTCAACCTGAAGAGGTTATGAAATATTTTAAATCAAAAAGAAGTTATATAAAATATTTGCGATGGGTTATGTATAAAGGCAAAATAAATAAAGATGCATATAAACAGGCTTTAATAAGAATAAAAGAAATTCCTTGGATATCGAGAACCACATGGGAACCACCCGAAAGTTTCCCATACAGTCTCCATTACGATCCCGCTACAACACTAACAAGTTTTTCTTATTTTAAATCAGTAAAAGAATGGAAAGATCACTTAAAGTGGCTGTTCTTTAAAAACAGAATAAGTGCAAGAACTTATGCAGTGGTGATGAAGAAATATCTGAAGAATGCCAAGAATTATATAAAAGAACCTGAAAATGCTTCTTAAATAATCAATTCCCAAAAATGTTATACTTCATATAACTACTATATTAAAGATTAGGAAGGTATCATTATGGCTGCATGGTGGGATTATTTTAAATTATTTCAATATGCTTTGGGAACAAAAGACCCTCTTTCTGCTGCGCTAGATAATAAAAAACTAACGGGTGCTGGTGTTTCCCAACCGGATGCAATTCCTGATATTCGCCAAGATGGCAGTTTTTGGGGTGGCAGCCGAGGTATGATCCGCCTCCGAGATTCAAATGACTTTGTAGATTTGTCATCTGTTTCCAATCGTCAAAGCCGTTACAAAGAATACGAACGCCTTAGAAATGTAGCTGAAATTGAAACAGCAATGACTGTATTCGCAGATGAATCATGTTTAGCAGGCAATACTATCATTTCTACTTTATTTGATGGACCTAAAACTATCAAATGGCTAACCGAAAACAAACAAAATGAAGAGTTTTTGGTTTATTGTTGGGATTTCGAAAAGGGGGATTATAGCTTAGGATGGGCCTATTCGCCTCGTAAAGTTAAAGTTGAAAAAACAGTTAAGATTGCACTTGATGACGGTACACATTTTATTTGCACGTTAGATCACAGAGTTTTACTTAAAAATGGCGAATGGAGAATGGCAGGGCAACTTCAGTTTGGTAATGAATTAATGCCATTTTATCGGATGCCTGCAAATCAAAATCTTACAAAATTAAAAATTAATCAATTCCCAAGAATTTTTACTTTTGACGGATGGAAACATGAGCGACAATTTATTGATGAGTGGAAATTAGGCAAAAAGCGAGAGAAATTTAAAGAAATCAATAAAGCTGCAAGACTGATAGCCGCAGGTTTGACTACTAAACAGATTCAGCAACAAATGGGACATCAATGGAAAACAATAGAATCTTGGATTCATAAAACTGGTTTTTCATTTAAAGAAATACGTTGGTTGTCTAAGAAAGAAAAACATAGACGGGTTGTGGGAATTATTCCTTGGGATGAAATGCCAGTATATGATCTATCTGTTCGGGATCATGAAAATTTCTGCGGTGAATCGGCAATATTTCATAATTGTCAAGTAAATGATGATGGTTGCATTTGTAAAATTGAAGTAAAGAATCAAGACGTGAAGGAAGAGTTGGAATTCATGTTCTTCCATTACAAAATGTTGAATATTAATAGAAGGATTTGGAATTGGGCTAAAAATTTATTTATTTATGGTGATATTTTTATTGAACTTGTTACCAATATGGATAATCCTAAGGATGGAATTCTCAAAGTTATGATGTTACCGCCAGAATCTATGTATCGCATTGAGACTACTAAGGGGCGTTTAATAGAATTTCAACAGAGCAAAGAAGGTCCAGATCACGAATCATTAACCAAAGCACCTGTAACTCAAGCAACCGAAGCAGAATTAAGACAATCTACTGCTATACGATTTTCTCCCGAACAAGTCGTGCATGGTCGTATTGGTGATGATAGAAAGACATTCTATCCATATGGAGTTTCATTAATTGAGGCGGCAAGAGGACCAGCACATCAATTACGTCTGATGGAAGATGCAATGGTCGTGTATAGGCTCACCAGGGCACCGGAGCGTCGTGTGTTTTACATTGATGTTGGAGGATTGCCACCATTTAAAGCGGAGGCTTTCATGGAAAGAATGAAAGATCAATTCCGCAAAAAGAAAGTAGGCAGCAGTAGAACGGGGTTGCCGGGAGCTTCGCAAGTGGAAGAGAGATGGCATCCGCCCGCTGCGGATGAAGATTATTGGATTCCAATTCGTCCACAATCTAATACACGAGTTGAAACACTTCCAGGTGCTCAGAACTTGGGTGAAATTGATGACGCCATTTATTTTAGGAACAAATTATTCACAGCAATGAATTTTCCTAAAAACTACTTCAATAACGAAGATCCAAATGCTACCAGAATCACATTATCAGCACAAGATGTTAAATTCGCTCGATTAACCGAACGACTCCAAGCATCTTTAGAAGATTGTTTATGGGATATTGCGGATAAACACTTAAAACTGCGTGGTTTTCCTGAAGAATCTTATGAAGACTTAAAAATTAAAATGACGCCCCCTTCGGATTGGCGAGAAATGAGTCGCGCTGAGGTGATTACTAATCGTATTAACAACGCTTCGAATGTGAAGGGTTCTCAACTATTCAGTGATTACGACATTTATATTGATTGGCTTAAACTTTCAGAAGATGATGCAAAAGAAAAGTTATCAAGATTAAAAATACAAAAACTTGAAGATCTTAAAATTCAAGTTTTGGCTCAAAATCCTGCACTTTTGGGGGTTGGAATGCCTGGTGAGGGAGAGCAAGAAATCGGCTCACAGCCTGGTGGTCCGAACCCAATGTTAGAACCCGACGTGGGAGCGCCACCAATGGGTGGCGCTCCGCCTATGCCCGGTGGTGGAATGGGTGGTCCTGCATTTTCTAATGATGGTCCGCCTCAATTAAATGATTCTGAAAATGGCGAATCTCAAGAGGATGGCAATCGAACTGCCAAAATATTATTGCCCGATCCTACAGAAGATGATTTGAAAAAATACGATCTTCAGATTCTCAATTATAGTAAAGAAAAAGACGAAGAAGAAATTGATTATTCAACTGAGTAAATTAAGAATTTAGTGAACATCTTTCAGAAAATCCGCCATTGGCAATTCACAAATATGGGTTTAAATCAGAATGTGGCGATAGTGGTTCCCACTCTCCTTCTGCATTCCAGGGACGATCAAAGCTCGATGATGAAGATTTAGGACGACCTTTTTTACGCATCACGCCCGCAGCGATTTGCCGTCTTGTTCCGTGTCCCCAATCTCGTTGGCTTTCGATGTTTACAAGTCTAAAAACCATTCTTTTTCTCCATGCTTTATCGTTAAATGAAGGATGATTTGTATTAGCAACCAATAGTGAAAGTGCTTTGCTTTGCAAATCATTTCGTTTGGAATACATGTTCGAATAATTAATATGATTCCTTAATTTTAAATTATTTAATGCTTGGAGTACAAAATCTTCAGATTCAATTGCTAATTGTTTCATCATTTTTTCTCTTGTTTTTATCCCTTCCGGGTCAAGATCAGTATGTCCAATAGAACCAAATTTATTGTGATTTGGTCTCCAATATGTAAATCCAGGTTCTAATCCAACATCAAGCCATCCTTTTCTTTTGTTTGCGCCTTTTAATACATGAATGGCATTATGAGGTTTCATTAAATCCATGCCTATTAAATTGGGCGATCTAGGATCATTTCTTAAATCAAAATCTAAATTCTTAAGTTTTCTAACAAGATTTTTAATGCCTGTTTTTGCTTCTATTTCTATAGGTTTGCCATGATACTTTACAACAACTAATTGTTTATCTTTAAATCCAGATTTAATAAAACCCAATTCATCTAATGCCATTTTAAGTAAATCATTGTATCTCCACTTTAGAGCTTGTTGCCAAATAATTGTTTTTTTGGGAAATTGTTGAAGAAACTCAAGATCCTCATTGTCCATTGGGACTTGTGCTTTTGACACTTGTGCAAGCGCCATTTCGGTAAGCCATAATTTAAAATTAAATTCACTCTTCACCTTCTTCTCCTCCTGCCCCTCCGCCAGAATCAGCATCATTGGGAGCTATAGTTTCTAACCCATCATCGCTTTGATGGCGATTGGTCATCATAGTTCTCATGCTTTGTAATTGTGTCCAAGCGCCAGAATTATGCATATCTTGCAATTGCTGATTAAAATTATCTCCCATTTGACTACTAACTTTTGTTAAAAAACTTAATACTATTGGTGGTGAGTGTTCAATAACCATTCGTACTAAATTATTTAATTGTGCCAAAGCTTTATCTGATTGTTCACTACTATGTCCACCATCACCTCTAGAAAATTTCCATTTTCCTGAATCACTACTAGGGACTTTTTGAGGGGAATTACCGCCTAAAGAGCCGCCTGGGTCTTGTGCGCCTCCCATAAAATCAGTAGATGCATCATATTCAAATAATCGTCTGTTTTGAACGTAATCTTTGAAAGTTATCATTTATAAAACCTTTTTTGCGTGTTGGTGCATACAATATTATTAGTATCTATTTATAAGTAGTGGTTGTAATTTTATCTTAAAAGATTAATAGAAAACTCAACCACTAACATATATAGACCATACAAGTTAATTATCATGTACATCGGCTTAAGGAGTCATAATATGAAGCGAAAACTAATTGACTTTGATGTATTTAGAAAGATCGAAAGTGAATCATTATCCAATGCCGAACGAGAATTAGTTGGTGCAGAGGATGTGTTAGCTCAAGCATTGCAACAAGAAGCCGTTTCTTTGCATTGTTATGGCGATTCACATGTTCTTTATGAAACATTAGATGATACCTACATTTATGCGTCCTACACATTAGAAAAGGATGCAATTACCTTAGAAGGTATTGAGGAGTTGGTGGTTGACGAGGAACAAGAAAAACAAAATGCCCGAGGAGTCCTTCGCAGTTTAGTTGAAGAATTAATAGACGACAACGAAATGAAGGCCCATGAAATTTTTGATGATTACGTTAGCTTACCAGTTGTAAAAAGACAAATGGAAGAGGCATCTTATAGGGCTGTTCAAACCGCAGATGGTAGCGTTAAGAAGAAGCTTGTAAGAAAACCTCGGAAGCATTATTCCGGCGCACGCAAGGCTGCTATGTTGCGAGGCCGAAAAAAGGCCAATCGGCTAAAGGGTCCGGCTCAAAAGAGACGTGAAAGACAGGCTGCGGAACGTAGACGACACAAGGTTGGCCTAAAAATGGCCAATGAAGTTATTAATCAAATTAATACCACTGCTCAAAACGTATTGGAATATGTTGATTTTAGAGCTTTGGGACCAGCATTAAAAGAATCCGTTGCCAAGCACGATGAAAAGGGTAATGTAATTGCCCTTCGCATTCCTACCATTAATGTTCGAAATGAAGGCAAGATTCTTAGTTTTAATTGGAAAACTCTCAATCACGAAGTTAAGTGCTTGCGTGATGGCAGTAAAAAATTAGCTGAAAGTACAGACTTTTGCAAGGCTGTTGCAGAATTAAAACGACACAATGCTTTTGAGGATTCAGATGATTTGCAGGAATCTTTAGAAGGTATTGTTACGCAATGGCCGAATGTTATTTATTTAACACAATCTGAACTTGCAAAAATTATTCAAGAAGCATTAGAAATTGTAGGTGTTTCTGCTTATGACGATCAAATTTGTGATTTTATGGCAGAGGGCATTTTAAGAACAGCCCATGAAGTCCACACCGACAGCATTGATAGGATTCTTAGGCTTGCTAATCAAACCGATTGTCAAAAATATGAATGTTTCCAAGAAGCTGTGGGCGAGTTTTATTCTGAATTGGATGAAAGTGCTGGCGTGGAAATGCGGGTTTTCTATGATCTCTACACTGTTGTTGGTGAAATTTATTCACAAGCCAACAGAGATGGCGATGAAATCTTAGCTGAGGAAGCTCAGGAATTTTTGCGTGATCTACACGCTATTGTGGAAGGCGAAATTGAACCTGATGTTGATTTGGCTGAAACAGTAGCCGAATGGGTACAGTGTTTAATGGAAACCAATCTTAATTCAAGCGAATGGAATCCAAGTAATAAAGTTCATATCACAACAAGTGGTGACCATCCTCGAATGGCTCAAAACGCTGGCGTTCCTTACAGTCCTAAAAATGATTTTTCCGGTGATTGGGGCGATGTAGCTCCAGTTAGTGATGGAAAAAATTATAAGGGCAGTTTGGCTGGCAATATGAGAAATCGAAGTTGGGGCAATGTAGGTGATTCGGATACGTATCCCTCTCTACAAAACCCATATGTGCCAAAACCATATGGTGATTATACGATGAAGGGCGAACCCAGCGTTGATAAAAACCATGATGGCGGCTTAGGCCAAGATCAAGGTTCTGACACATGGCCCAATTTACAAAATCCTTACGTTCCAAAGGCTGAAACGCCTCAGTCTTATAAAATGAATAAAGGTAAAGAGAAAGATTTAGTAATTGACCAATAATTTAGGAGTTTATATGGACAAACCTCTATTGTTAGTAGAGCATGATCCAACTCCAGGCAAGGAGTACATTGATAGGCTGCTTGTCGAAAATGTTGGCTTCTTGCTAAATGAATGTGATTTAAATGAATCTTCTGGCTCTGGAAGGAAATTAGCCTCTTTTAAAGGCAAATTTCAAGAGGCAGAGGCAGTAAATAAAAATAAAAGGATGTATCCATATGGCGTCCTTGATGCGAGTATTAAAAGACTTGAAGAAACTGTAAAAAACAGAGGGCTGCTGGGTGAATTAGATCACCCAACAGATAGTATTGTTCACTTTAAAGATGCTTCTCATCTTGTTACTAAACTTTGGTGGGATGGCAACACTCTTATGGGAGAAGGTGAAATTCTTAATACTCCCTGTGGTAAGGTTTTAAAAAGTTTAATTGATGATGATGTTCGCGTGGGCATCTCATCCCGTGGAGTTGGTAACGGAAAGGTAAACGAAGAAGGTATTTTTATTATAGGCGAAAGCTATAAGTTGATTACTTTCGACGCTGTAGCTGATCCTTCTACCTATGCTGCGTTCCAACAACGAGTGGCTAATAATCAACGTGAAGTTATTACGCCACAAAATAGTCTGCCCAAAAATGAAGCTACGAGCATACATAATAAGAACAACAAAGATGCTCTAGTTGTTATTTTGAGCGGTCTTGTACACAGACAGACTTCCGAATTTAAAGCGAGGTTAATCGATGGATAAGCTATTAGAAGCACTAAAACAGTTATTACCAGAAGAACAAACTAACGAAGTAGCTTCTGTTGTCCAAGAAATGGTAGAAGAGGCTAAAAAGGAACTCGAAAGCGAGTATGAGGCAAATCTTGAAGAAGCCTACAAAAATCTCTCTTCCGAGCTTGAGGAAGCGGAACGAGTTGCTTACGAAGGTTATCAACAGGCCGTTGCCATTATTAAGGACCAAGAGATGAGAAAAGAAACTCTTAAAGAAGAGTTCGAAAAGATGCTCGAAGAACAGTATGAAGAAGCTTATAAGATGATTGAATCTGAAAAAGGCAAAAATACTGATATTGAGACAACAATGTTGGAAGAATATGATTCCAAACTCAATGATATGAAAGAATATATCGTTGATAAGGTTGATGCATTTCTACAACACAAGGGTAAAGAAATTTATGAACAAGCTAAGCGTGATATTATTAATGATCCGCGTATGGCTGAACACAAAGTTGTCCTTGATAAAATTGTTGAACTCACTTCTGACTATCTCTCTGAAGAAGAAGCACAACTTGCTACTAGTTCTAAACTAGAAGAAGCTCGACAAGAGCTTGAGAAGATGAAGGCGCAAGTGAAAATCATGGAGGGACGTAATATTCGTATCTCTACTGATAATACAAAAATGCAAGAACAATTAAACGAGGCCGCACAGGTCTTGAGAGAATATAGAGAAACCCAAGAATCTGATAAGGGTAAAAAGGTTATCTCAGAACAGAAAGAAAGAGTTGGAAAAGCAGCGAACGCAACGGGGAGAGGACAAGTCGTAACTGACGAAAAATTGATTGCTGAATTTGATGAACCGGAAGTAGTCAAAGAAGACAACCAAGAAGAAACTACGCTGAGTGAGGGTTTTGGTAATCTTGCAGAAATCAAAAAACTCGCAGGCATTAAATAATATAAAACGAGGTTAAACTTATGTTTAGTGGCAATTCAAGACTTTTGAATGAAAGCAAAATTTGTGAAGCCAAGTGGAATAAGACTGGTCTTCTTGACAGTGTAAATGGTGATTTGGACGATGAATTTGTTCGTAAAAACACTGCCGTTATGCTTGAAAACCAGTTGCTTTTCAATGAAACTTCAACCGATACAGGCGATATCGCCCAATTCAAGCGTATTTCTATTCCGCTTGTACGTCGTATTTATCCCCAGTTGATCGCTAACAAGATTGTATCCGTACAACCATTACTCGGTCCAACTGGTTTAGTCTATTATCTTCGCTTCCGTTATTCCAGCAACAAGGGTTCAACCCGTGGTGCTGACAATAATGGTGGCTATCCAACTGATGATGCTAATTCGCTTCAACAGTTGGCAAGTGGTGATGCAAACCTTGATATCTACTACTCTCACCAGTTCGTTCAGAATGAAACGAGTTCTACTGATGATGGTTTAGATATGACAAGTGTTTTCGCTCCGCTTGAACACACACCAATTTTGGCAGGTACGATGACTGGTACGATCTATGATGGTGCAACAGCCGTTGCTACGTATGCCATCGATGAGAGTGGTACTTTCACCGTTAATGCAATTGGTGCTCCTGATTACACTCCACTAGCAGCAGGTAGTTCTCTAGATCTCACCACAGGTGAGCTAGTAATTGCTTGGTCTGACACTGGTGGCGGGGGAGCTGGTCCTGGTTCAAACTCTGTTGTAGCCAACTATGAGTACAACATGGAATGTAACCCTGATCTGCCCGAAATTAACTTGGTTGTGGAAAGCGAAGAAGTCGCTGCCAAGACAAGAAAGCTTAAGGCTGTTTGGTCCTATGAAGCTCAACAAGACCTTCGTAGCCAGCACAACCTTGACGCCGAAGCTGAATTGACAGCCGTTTTGGCTCAGGAAATTAACTTGGAAATTGACCGAGAAGTGCTAACAGATCTGCGTAACAATGCCGGTACTGTGGCTTCTTGGGACTTCAACACTGCTTTGGGTGACACAATCAAAGAGCGTTATGAAAGCCTCTACGTGAAGATAGTAGAAGTCAGCAACGTTGTTCATAGAAAGACTCTTCGTGGTGGTTGTAACTGGCTTGTTACTTCTCCCGAAGTTGCTTCTATCTTTGAAACAGCTACTGCCGGCTTCGCTCCTGCACCTTCTGAGACTTTCACAAGTTCTCTTGGTATCCAGTACGTTGGTACGGTAAATAGCCGTTGGCGTCTGTATAAAGATCCTCTGTTCCCACAAGGTCAAGTCCTTATGGGTTACAAGGGTGACAGCTATATGGATGCTGGTTATTTCTACCTTCCATACGTGCCCCTGACACAAACTCCGGTTGTGTTAGACCCTGAAAGTTTTTGTCCGAGAAAAGGCATATTAACACGCTATGGTAAAAAGCTATTACGTGAGGGAAGTAAATTTTACGCACGCCTCTCGATAGCCAATTTTGTGATATGACGGAAAGCCTTGTGTAGCAAGGACTTACGACAAAATAAAAAAAGAGTCCCGGTTTTACTGGGGCTCTTTTTTAATATAACTCAACTACGGCCAATTGTTTTATGACTTCTAAATTTAATCCCAATTCTTGTATATCTTCATCAAATAAAATAGTGTATGTCATATTGCGTTCAGTGGCGTAATCGATAGCTGCGTCGTGTTTTAATTGAACAGTAATAGAATCTTTATCTTTCCATGTTTTTGTTTCAATAATATGTTCTATAGGATCTTTTTTATATTTAACTACAAAATCTGGGAAATATAAATGCTTTTTGCCTTCTTTGTCTAAATAAGGGATAACAAGACATTCGTAGTCATACCAAATTACATCAGGATGATTATCCAAAAAGAAATGCATTTGCAATTCTAAACTAGATAAAAACCGAGGATTTTTTTTCCTACATTTTATTGCTTTATAGCGTCCACGACAATTAGATATAAAACCACCAGGCCACTTACCTTCAACAATGCGTTTCGCAACTGTCTCCCTTTGTTTTTGATTCCACTCTTCCGGGCGTGTAATTCCTTTAGCCCACGGATTTTTATAGCTTTCTGCTAGCCATTCCGTGCAATTTTCTCTTAAATACTCCCGCATTTCTGGCAATTGGTTATAGTGTTCAACGCCATATTTTTCTAATCTAGTTTGTGCCATTTTTATTTGAACTTCAGGAAGAGAAGCTACATTTTCTACTCCATATTTTTCTTTATTTTTAGCTCGCATTTTAGCCATGATTTCCGTCGACTGGTATGGATGATCTACTCCGTACTTTTCCCGCATTGATTTCTTTTGATTTTTCTTTGAGACATCACTTTTCATGTGGTGTTCAACACCATATTTCTCCAGGGAGGTTTGGCGATGTTTTTCTAGCCATTTTTCTTTAAATTCAGGGTCTTTAAATTGTTCTTTTCGTGCTTCAATGTGCTTTTTTGAATTAAGTGGCAATTCTATTCCATATTTTTCTAAATTAGTTTTTTTAACTTTTTCTACATTTTTCTTATCATACATGGGGTTTTTATGACGTAGCGTGCATTTTCTGCACATGTGTTTTCCATTGTTCTTTCCAAAGTTCTTTTGAGCATCTTTAAGTTTAAGTTCCCATTCTTTGCCACACCTCTCAAATCCTCCATCACAATCATACTTGATTTTAATTTTTTGAGCAGGTAAAATGCCATTTAGTTCTTGTAGATACATATAATTGTCTCCTTTTGTGTATCTTACCATAATTTATATAGTAACGCAAGCAAGAAATTACCCGCCTCAAAATTAATTGAGGCGGGTTTTTATTTAACCTCTCATTTGCTTGCCAAACAGGGAATTTTTAATTATATTATTTACATGAAAACTAAAATTTGCATTTATTGCAAACAAGAGAAGCTAATAGCAGACTTCCCAAAACACATTTTATACAAAGACAACTTGGACAGGCGTTGTAATTTTTACACTACATATACGCACAAGCGTAGATATATAGTAAGAAAATAAAAACCCGCTCTGAAAAGAGCGGGTTTCTTTTTAGTCAGTTAGATTAAATAATGTTACCCTATCATCAATAAGTAATTGCTTTATATCAAGATTCAAGGATTTAATATCATCATTCGCCCATATTTCATAATCTATTAAATACTCTTCACAAAGTTCAGCAAGAACTTTATATTTAGGGTGTGTTAAAAATTGTGGTTTAGAATAATTATTTTTAACTTCAATAAGCAAAATAGAACCAGATTTAAATTTTATAATAAAATCTACCGTGTAATGTCGTAGTTTGCCCTCAGTATCATAATAAGGGATTTGAAAAGGTTCATAATCATAACAATCAACGTTTTCATTTTTATCTAAATAAAAATGCACTTGCAATTCATAACCCGATCTAAACATTGGTTGTTTTCTTATACATTTTTTTGACTTATATTTACCTCGATGCGTTTTACTTCCTCCTTTCCATATTCCTTTTTCAATTAAATTTGATACTGTTATACTCTGTTTCTGATTCCACTCTTCAGGACGAGTAATCCCTTTAGCCCAAGGATTTTTATAACTTTCAGCAAGCCATTCTGTGCAGTGTTCTCTTAAGTATTTTCGCATTTCAGGAAGTTGATTATAATGTTCGACTCCATATTTTTTGAGGCGGGTTTCAGCCATTTTAATTTGGACTTCTGGAAGAGAGGCTACATTTTCTACTCCATATTTCTCTTTATTTTTAGCTCGCATTTTAGCCATTATTTCTGGTGATTGGTATGGGTGATCTACTCCATACTTTTCTCGCATTGATTTCTTTTGATTTTCTTTTGAGATATCACTTTTCATGTGATGTTCGACGCCGTTTATGTGACGTACCACGGGACAAGCCTGTGGCTTCCCTAGTTTTAATCCCATCACGCCGCCGATTATGACAGAATATGTCCTTGCAAAGACATATATGAATTATTATAATAATTTAAAAGGAATATAAATGAGAAATTTATTTGATAATGTATACATTTGTGATAATTTAAAACTACTTGAAAGAAATGATGTACTAAAATTCATACAACAAGGCAATTTTGTAATTTTCCCTCATGAATGGGCAAGTAGACAAAAGCAAATTAAAAATCATTTTAATTCTTATTCAAATAATCTTTATAAAATATTTGCTAGGAAATGCAATATTAGAGAAATCAGTTTGCATACTATGAGACAATTCTGTGATGATTACCACATACAAGGAAGCAACACATTAGCATTACAAGCATGGGGAATCTTTAAAGATGATGATCTTTTGGGCGTTCTTTCTTTAGGAAGACACCACAGAAAGAAAGGAGGTATTTTATTAGACAGATTGTGCTTCAATCCATCTTATAGAGTTGTTGGTGGAGCAAGCAAATTAATGAATGCTGCAAAAAGATGGGCACTAAAAAAGGGAATTGATAAAATTATAAGTTTTAGTGATAAAAGATGGTCAAGTGGAAAAGTTTATGAAAAAATGAATTTTATCAAAGACTGTGAATTGCCACCAGATTATTTTTATGTAAAAGAAGATAATTATTTAAATTACTACAGCAAACAAAGTCAAAAAAAGAGTAGAACGGGTTGTCCTAAAGAAATAACTGAATTCCAGTGGTCTAAGAATAACAATCTATTAAGAGTTTATGATGCGGGGAAAATAAAATGGGCAATAAATTTAACAAAATATCTAACTATTAAAAACCCATTGAGCAAAAGAAGAACAATTTACCATGAATCTCATAAATCTGGGATTATTTATTGTGCTTCAAGTTATGAACTTAGGGCAGCGATTTTATTAGATAATGACGATGAAGTAATAACATATTCTGACCATACTTCTTTTGTTATTAATGGTAAAAATCGCTTTACAGATTTTGTTGTTGTAAGGAAAGCTGGAACAACTGTTACAGAAATTAAACCTAAAAGAAGATTAAAAGAATTTGCAGAACAAATAGAAGACAATAAAAAGTATGCTAAACGAAATAATTGGAATTTTGAATTATGGACAGAAAAGGAATTAGGATTTTCCAGCGAATATTTTGTAATTAAATGGGCAGATAAATATTTATCCCAAGTATCAAATGTTGATTTTGAAAAAATAAGGAAAAATAGAAATTTAATTAAAGCCAAAAAACATTATAACAATTCAATACAAAACGATAAAATAGTTGTGTTTTGTGATTTCTGCAATGAAGAACATGAAATTCTTAAAATTTCTTATGAAAGAAATATTAAAAAAAATGGGAGATTTATTTGTATAGTAGAAAATGGACATATAATTGGCAAGAAACCAGGAAAAAAGAAAATAAACCCATATGCTGTTGAAGGTAAAAAACAATGCAATAAATGTAAAAACATCAAGGCATTTGAAGACTTTTCTCCAGATAAAACCAAATCTGATGGTTACTCTACCCGATGCAAATCTTGTAGGGCAGAAATTTATAAATTGAAATATAAGAAAAATAAATAATTGAGGCGGGTTTAATCAAACAAAGAAAGCTGTATGAATGTATTTTTTTCACTTTTCTTTTGTTTTTTTGTACGATTTAAATATTTAACAGCCTTTTTCACTCCTTTTATATCATCCCCCAACATGCCTATCCCTCTATTGCAACCATCACACAACCAACCTCTAAATGAATTGTTAGAATGATCG